TACATTACTGTCAACTTCATGCTGCATCAGTCCATGTTGTTTGAGACCCTGTATTTACTGGATTCCATTGAATTGTATTTAAACTTTGTGTTGCAACTGTCATAGAAAATCCAGTGACTTCAGCAGTTGCATCATCTGCTTCTGCTTGACCTTCTTGCATAGTCATTTCTTGACCACTTGGAGAGGCAATAGTATTAGGAGTAGCAACAACTGAAGCAAGAGTCGCAGAAAAACCAATGCCAGTTATTTCAGCACTAGCGTCATCTGCTTCTGCTTGACCTTCCTGCATAGCCATTGCTTGACCTGTAACACTTGCTATAGTGTTTGCATCACCTATTGCTGTTCCAAGGTTTGAAGTTAAAGCTTGACCAGTTACTTCAGCACTAGCGTCATCTGCTTCTGCTTGACCTTCCTGCATGGTCATTGCTTGACCAGTTAATGTGCCAGTATTAGCATCTGCTGTAACTGCAACTGTACCTAATGACATAGGTAATTGAGTTCCTACTAAAACAGCACCAACTGTTGCTTCTACATCAACAGGAATATTAAATGTAGCTGGACTTAAAGAAGCAAAAGGTGCTTCACCAAAAGCTGTTAATGTGTCGTGAGTAGGATTGTTTCCATTAGCGGTTAATTCAAAACCAGTTACATCAACTTGTTGTCCTATAGGAACTTCAGAAACAGTTCCTAAATTAGCTGTAAAACCAATACCAGTAGGTTCAACTAATACAAAGGCAGAACCAATTGTATCCCCCTGTGTACCAGTCATACCTAAACCTGTTACAGAAACATTTGCATCTGCTGTAGTAGATGGGGTATTTTCTTGCGCTGTTAATTCAATACCTAATGGATATGCGATTACATTTGATGTATCTACTGAACCGAAAGGCGATTCTGAATATGCAGTTATTCCTAGGGCCATGAATTAGGCTCCTGTGTTTTGCTCTTTATCGAATCCTTCTTGTAACATTTCTGAAGTAGACTTTTCTTCTTTTGGTAATTCTGATTTTAATAACTCAGAATAATGTTTTTGAAGAACTTCTAAATCAGTGAACTCAAGAGTTAGTTGATTTTTTTTATAGACTATGTTTTGAAGTTTTTCTAAATATATCTTACCATTAGAGGATAATTTTTCACTGTCATAATCTTTTTTATCAAAATTAAAAATCATTACATTTCCTCTAATTTAAATCTGTATTTTTTACCGGACTTATTATTTAAAATATATAAATGTTCTTCACCCTCTTGAATTGTCCAATTACCTTTTGTACCATCAACAGTATTACCTTCAGATTTACCTTCGTTAGATAAATGTAAGTCACCAGTGTATATGTTTCTCCAAACATTATCTGATGCACCAAGATCAAAGGTATCAGATGTATTTGGTAAAACATGATCACATGTTACGTCTCCCGTAGTGGTAATTGCTCCTGTAACAGTCAATGTAGATCCATCAAAAGTTAGATTAGCTTCTCCATTCATAGCATCTGCACCAGTTGCTGTTACGACTCTATTGTCAGAGCCATTAGTCATGAAATCAGAAACATCTACAGAAATTGCATCAGCTGCAACATCAATACCAGTTCCTGCACCGACAGCTAATGAAACTGCTCCTGAAGTTCCACCTCCAGTTAAACCATCTCCTGCTGTAACTCCTGTTATATCTCCAACTGTAGGAGTTTGAAAAGTTACTGCTCCAGAACCATCAGTAGTTAAAACTTGGTTTGCTGAACCGTCTGATGTTGGAAGTGTGAAAGCTGAAAGAACAAAGTTTGATCCATCACCTTGAATAATTTTTCCTGATGTTGTTGATAATCCAGCAACATCTTGTAATTGTGCATCTAGTCTAGCATTAGCCAAAGTACCAGAACTAATATTGCTCGCGTTCGTTGTGTCAGTTGTTGCAGAAGCAACTAGACTTAGGTCTGATCTAACTTCAGAAACGCTTCTGCTCTCTAAACCATTAGCAGTGAAACGAGCATACTCATCATCAGCTACTGATGAACTATCTATTTTTACTGCATTAGTATTTGCTATTCCAAAAGTTAAAGAAGCCTGACCACCTATATCTGATAAAACTTCACTTGCAGAACGACCTTCAATTGCTGTACCATCTACTCGTAAAAAATCATTATCTGCTACACCAGATGTAAATTTAGGCACGTTTGTATTTGATATACCTGTGTCTAAAACAGCGGCTGTTCCTAATCCAAGTGATGTTCTAGCTGTTGATGTAGTTTCTAAAACAAAATTAGATCCATCACCAACAATAAATCCACCATCAGTTACAGCTAAACCTGCAACGTCTTGAAGTTGAGCGTCTAATCTAGCATTTGCAACAGTGCCACTTGCTAGGTTAGAAGCGTTTAAATTTGTTAATGCACTTCCATTAAGTGCTGGTAAAGTTGCAGGAAATCTTGCATCTGGAACTGTACCTGAAGTAAGTTGAGTTGCATTAAGTGCTGTAAGATTACTTGCATTGTTTGCAACGATATTTCCACTTGCATCGAGTATTACTGATTTAGAAGCAGGAAGAGTACAGAAAACATTTTTTGTCCCTGCAGCAAAATCTACTGCACTATCAGAATTTGATGATGAGATAACTGTAGTTCTAGCCAAAGCTCCGGCTGATACTGTACCTAATCCAACTTCAAACTCTGCATTACTAGTATGAACAATTGCATAATACGTTGTGTTTGTATTTCCAATTGCACTAGAAAAAGTTTCAAATCCTGTTACTGCTCCCGCAAGAGTAAGTGTCCCCGTACCAGTAGTGGTAGAGGTTTCTTTAACTCTATCATTTACGACCAATGCCATTTATAAGCCTCCTATCCAGAAATTCTTAATATAGCTGCCGATGTAGTAAACGCTGGAAACTGTACTGTGAAAGTTCCTGATGTAGCTGTTTTATCTGCTCCAAAATCTAAAACTGCAACAGCTGCATTAGTTGTAGCTGAAGATGTATTGTAGATTAAAGCTCCTCTGGCTGTCAATGTTACAGCAGTGAAAGATAAGTCTGCATAGTCAACTATTGCAACACCTTTACCTGTGCCTGTACCAATTGAAGTTCCGCCGTTAACTAACGCACCACCACCTGCTGAGTAACTTCCAGTGTTACTAACTTCGTTAGTCGCAGAGTAAGCAGTTGTTGTTGAGTTTAGAGTAGCTGAAGAAGTATAAAGAGCTAGTTTAAATTTATCACCACCTGATGATTTAAAGTTATGATCACCTTCAAGTAATTGTTTTTTAAACGCGTTTGCAATCGCTTGTGTTATAGCCATAATTTATCTCCTATTTTATTTTCCTCCGACTCGAGGGACACCTGATTGGTATTCATCTCGTCTTCGTCTTCCCATTTGTTCAATTGAGAAGCCTTCTGCTACTTGTTTATATCTTCCTTCATATAATTGCAAGAGATCATTTGGCCCCTTTAAAAAAGAAAATGCTTCAATTAAGCATGCATACAAAAGTCCGTTGGGAAAATACTTACTTAAGTATGTTGTAGTATTTGTACTAGATAAACCCTCATCTTTCAAGATATAATTTAACTGAATGGTATAAGTAGCATCTGGTGAAGGAGCTAAAATGATAGTATTATCATCCCACATACCATAATATTTTGGAACTCCAGTAGACTCAGTAGGGTTATATTCACTAATAAAACTAGTATCTCTATATTCTAAAAAGTCTCTATTGTCTGGATTAGAACTGCCATCTGAATCTATAATTTGAGCTGATCTAATAATTAATAGATCCGATGGAGTATCTATATATCTTTGACTTGTAATTAAGTTTGCTGTTGCATATCTTCTATTATTATCAGAATCTACTTCTCTAAAAATTCTCCATTCGGCATTTTCAATAAATCCATCAATAATAGTAGAAGTTAAAACATTTGCATCAACTTCTGTGTAGTCTCTAATTTTTTGTACTAATTCTGAATAAGTCATGGTGTTAATGTTACTGGACCAGCAGTCACAGTCACTCCTCCTGATTTCTCTGTTACAGTAGGTGTTGATCCTAAAGTAAAGGTATAATTATTTGTATCTACTACAGTTATACTAAATCCTGCAGCATTTTCAAATACTGTATAAGCTAATCCACCTGGACTTCCATCTACATTTCTAAACACAACAGTATTTCCAGTTGTTCTTCCATGACTTGGTTCATGAACAGAAACAGTTTGTGATCCTGAAGTTATAGTAAATGGATTCGATTGTAATAAATTTGGTGTAGCAGGTTCTACTCTTGCAGGTCTAGCTTTTGGTAATCCTTGTCCATCAGCTGTAAATCGTCTTGGCTCTAACTGTGGATGTTTAGGTTCGAATTCTGAAACATGGACAAAGGCACCATTCCATTCTGTAACCATTTCATTGTAAGGAAATGCCATACCCGATCTATCAGATATTGCCTGTGCGTATTTTCCTTTTGATAAATTAGACATTTGGATAATAAGTTTTTGGGGTTATGAAAGAGCTAGATGAAGAACCATCTTCAGCTAAAGCTCTTTGAAGTTCATCTTCATATAATAATTTTAATTCTTGAGTTCTTTGTGGTGCTTTTTTAATTGCTAAATAATAAGCAAGACCCGCACACATACATGGAACAAATCTATAAGGAACATCAGTTGCGTTTGTATAGTTTCCTACATCTTGAATTCTTTTTACATAATAAAAATTAATTGTGTTTCCTGCTTCACTAGATCCAGGTGTTAAGTATAAAGTAATAGTAACTCTGTCTATAAATCTTTGTACAAAGTATTGTACAGGTTGTCCTGTAGATGATTTATTTGATAAAGCCTGATAAGCTGATCTATTAATTTTTGTTAGAGGTGTATCTATTGAACTTGCATTCCTATAAGAAGACTCCAATATATCATCAACCCCATATACAGCAGTGG